TATCAGCCCATCAATGTGTTGTTTATAGACGAAATGATTGATTCGGGTCTAGACACACAGGGTGTGGAAAATGCCTTGGCCTTGCTCAAACACATGAGTCGTGAACGTCACAAGAGCATTTGGTTGGTCAGCCACAGAGACGAACTGGCCGGTCGTGTGGAAAACATACTCAAGGTTGTCAAAGAAGGCGGCTTTACTAGTTACAATACGGATGTAGAAATTGCGTAGAATCAAGGTCTTACACATTGAATCCACAGATGTTTGTCAGGCCGCATGTGCCATGTGTGCCAGAGAGACTGATACAGAGTTTAGAAAAAATATCAAACACCACCTGCGTATAGAGCAAATACAAAAACATTTCAGTGACCGAGTGATTGGCAATCTGGACAAGATGTTCATGTGTGGCAACTATGGCGATCCGGCTGCAGGCTACTATACCATGGATATCTACAATCACTTTAGAAAAATCAATCCAGAAATTGTGTTAGGTATGAACACCAATGGTGCTGTACAAAGCACGTTCTTTTGGCATGCGTTAGGGCGGTTGTTTAATCGGCCTGAAGATTATTGTGTGTTTAGCATAGACGGGTTAGAAGACACCAATCATGTTTATCGTAAAAATGTCAATTGGACCAAACTAATGAGCAATGCTCAAGCCTACATTGCCGCAGGCGGAAGTGCTCATTGGGACATGCTGGTCTACAAGCACAATCAACATCAAGTGGATGCTTGCGAACAGTTGGCTCGTGATATGGGATTCAAATGGTTCCGTGCCAAGGTCAGCAAGCGTGGATTCACTGATCATTTAGAATTTCCTATCGGATGGCAACAACCTGCGGTCAAGCTAGGGCCCATCAAATGCCATGTGATGAATGAAAAAAGCATGTACATTGATGCGCAAGGTCGTGTCAGTGCCTGTTGCTGGCTCGGTGCCACTCAACGAGATTTTGTCAAAGATGATTTGGCAACTGTAAAATTGACTTGGAAAACCGACACACCCAACTTGGTGTGCGCAAGTGCTTGTTCTACAAACAAAAATAAAACTCTATTCCAAGATCAATGGCAACGAGAGGTCCAACTGTGTTAGCCACCTGGCATTTTCATATCGAAATAAGTTCAAAGTGTACCCTGCGTTGTCCTCGTTGTGCTAGACAGGAGGTTCCCGACAGTTTGGTCAACACCGAACTGGATCTAGCTTTTTTTCAACGCAACTTTACTCCAGAATTTATTTTAGACAATGTAGAAAAAATAACATTCTGTGGTGACGACGGTGATCCTATCTATGCTCACGACCTTATACCAGTGATTCAATATATCAAGTCAATCAAACCTGTTGAGATTGTTATTGTCACAAATGGATCACACAAGAAATCAGAATGGTGGGGTGAACTCGGCAGTGTGCTTACTGCACAGGATACCGTACACTTTAGCATTGATGGCTACGATAATGACAGCAATAATTTCTATCGAGTAAACAGTGATTTTAACAGCATTGTCACCGGGATTGAGGCACTACGAGATAACAGTAACTGTCGGTTGGTTTGGGCCGCTATTGCATTTAAATTTAATGAAGATCGTATAGATCATATGAAAAAGTTAGCCCGGTCCTTGGGCATGGATGCATTTCAATTGACCTTAAGCACTAAGTTTGGTAAATTATATCCCACATATGGTATAGAAGATCCGCTAGAACCCAGTGAACGATATATTAGTAGCTCGCATAGATTTGAAAGAGATGTTACACTGTTAAGCTCACGTGGATTCAATCCACAGACGAACCCCAAGAACATACAATTATACAAATCAGCAGCTGAGGTTAACGGTGTACGTCCTTTGTGTGAAATTGGCAACAAAGGACTTTACATTGACGCCCAAGGTAGATTATTTCCTTGCTGTTGGGTAGCAAACCGCTACAGTCACAACTCAGAATGGAAGGCTATTGCTAGTAAATTTGATTTGAATCGTCGCACACTTACCGATGCTGTAACTGATGATTTTTGGACAACAACCTTTAAATCTTTTGAGTGGCAAGAATGCCAGACCAAGTGTGTAGCAAGCAGGGTAGATGAAAAATATGCAACTGAGTGGTAAAATGATAAATTATAGTCCATGTCATGGCTATTCGAAAGCACTACAATCGAGACACTACCAGAAGATTGCGTGGGTTTTGTTTATTTGATCACAAATAACCTAACCGGCAGGAAGTATATTGGAAAAAAACTAGCAAAATTTAGCAGGACAACATACAAGACAGTAAAACTCAAGAACGGCAACAAAAAGAAAAAGAAAATACGTGGCAAAATCGAATCAGACTGGCAGACATACTACGGCAGCAACGAACAACTCAACAAAGACATACTGGCGCTGGGCGCTGACAACTTCACTCGCGAAATATTATACTACTGTAGGTCCAAGGCTGAATGTAGTTACATAGAAGCTCGCGAACAATTCTCAAGACGTGTATTAGAGTTGGATGACTGGTACAATGGACACATTCAAGTGCGTGTGCATGGTAGCCATATCCGCAAATTAAGCACCTAGTTTGGTCGAGGCAACTCGACTCGCAAGGAGGAACGGTGAGATACCCGGTCTGGATGGGCTTGCGTGTGCAAGGCAATTGCTAACTTAAGGCAACAAATGGTTTGAGCTCTGTGAAAAAGACACAACTCATGCTCATAGGACTTGGTTCTTCTCGGGTCGCTAGGGTTCCGTTGATATGTGAAGCTTGAGTAGGGGGTACCGGTCAACCGCCTCCGTGTCGTAAGACAATCTCATCAGAATGAAGTGACTGCTCCGACTCGGATAATGCAGATCATTGTTCACCGTGCATACGGTGAATTGTGACCACAAGATCTGGATAATACGGAAAACAAACCATTGATGAGCGATAGCGAATCAATAGATCTCGCTAAGAGATCTCAAACAGTGTGTTTAAAACTGATCAGGAAAATCCCTGAAAAGTGCATGCTGAATGTCACCAGCAACAAACTGATTGAAACTTTTGTGTTTGGTTTCAAGTTCACCTTCAAGTGGTGCTACACGGCGAAATGCCTCATCCATTTGACCCATGTCTTTGAATTCCATTAAAATCATGAATTCTGGCATGTCTGCGATGCTACGGAATCCCATTTTGCAACGAGTGATTCTATATGACTCCATTTTGCCTTCGCTGATCAGATGATCAAAGAAACTCTTCATTCCGTTGACCCAGTCCAGGTCTGAGATGTCGCCTTCTTTGTTTGCCCAAATTGTGTATAAGTCTGCCATTATTGTATAGGTCCTAAAATTTCAAAGCCCTCAATGCCTTGTTTGTACAAGTGTGCTTGATCCAAGTACAAGTAGCTAAAACCGCGATCTCTGTAGATAGCACATTCGGTCTTCAAACTCTCAATGCCCAGCCTGGTGCGTGGATTGTGATAGGTCCACGCAAACTGACTGGCCAGGACATTTTTATCATCTAAACGTCGCATCAAGCTAAAAGCCACCAGTTCGCCGTTTTCTCTGTAACCAATCACATCGGTCATTGGATCAGTAAACTGGCTGTCAAACAAGGGCATGACGCTGCCAAAGTGTTTGTAGATACAGTAAGTTCTATAGATATCCTTAAGTTGCGCTATGTTGGGTTCGTGTAGATATTCCCACGCCACAGTGGCCAGGTAAGTGGTCTTGCTTAAATCAATTCTGGCAAACTGGTAAGTCACGATCTAGGATCCTGTCTGTGATTAAACAACTCTTTCAGGTAATCTTCAGGCCAGGTGTCGTAAAAACCTTTGCTGGCCATGGCTCTTGCCCGCTGATTAAGGTCACTTAAACTTTGTACCAAGGTCAGAGCATGGGTTCCTTGATTCATGGTCACACCGTTGACAAGTTCAGGAAGATCTGGGTGATCCTCTAAGGCTATGAGATTTTTTGGCACAAGATGATTCTTGTTGGCAAATTCAATTTGTTTGTGGAATTCTTCATAAGGGTGTTGTGCAGGGTCATACACAAAAATTACTACACTTTTGGTCAAGGTGCCATAGCTGACGGCAATGAGATCTTCAAAGGGATTGCGGCCCAGTCTGACTTCAAAGTCGCGATCCAGTCTAGCCTTTCTGGCATAAGGACACGGAGCCCAGCCACCTAGAGCAGGATGTGGAACTTCCACAAAGGTCGCTATCCAGCGTTCTATGTCATAGGTAACAGTGTCTAGATTTAACATTTTCTAAAAAAACGGGAGGCCGCTCTTTTTTGTGGTCTCAAGATTGCCCTTGACAATTTCGTTTATGATTTTTCTTTCGCCTACACTGAGTTGCAAGGCCTGATCGTAAGTTAGACCACCGCGCATGTACCAGGCCAACTGCAACGCCTCCTGTCTGATTGAGTTTGATTCTTTTTCCATGCTGTCTACCAGCTTGGCAATTTGTTCAGAGTCCGAGATCAGGAGGCGGGTTCGAAAAAACTGGACATGTCCAAGGTTATGGCCTGCTGGTATTCGTGTTTGCATTCCGGGCAGGTCAACTGCATGGCCTGCATTTCGGATTGAGTCTTGAGTTCCACAATGTGATCTCTAATTCGATTGAACAAGGCTCGATCACAGTTGTTGAGCAGTTCTTCTATGTAGTCGGGTTCGCTGACCAGGGCCTGTGGAGTCTTTACAGCGGCTATGCTTTGTGCCAGGGCCTTGACTGTGATTTCGGTGATGCGTTTGAGTGCGGCACTCAACGCAGTCATTTTTTCTGTTTCGGTCACTTGGCTATCTGGCAACAACTGCAGAAGTTTTTGATTTTCAAACTGCAAGGCATTGTTGTCATTGAGATTTTTGTAGGTCATGGGTCGGAAGAAAATATCCATGTCACCCGATTGTAAACTTTTGTTGTAGTCAGGAGCACGCATGCGATCCAAGATACTGCGTAGATCCACAGTGTGTTCGCACTCGTGAGCACATTTTGGGCATTTGGTTCCAAAATCCATGTCGTGTCCGTAGCTGGCAATTCTTATGCTGATCAGCAAGGTATCGACATCCATGGCCGGAGTAGCCCAGGCATCCAGAATATCGGGCACACAGCTTTGTAGCACGCTGACTGTGGCCTGACCATTGAACAAGGCATCGGGCGTGCGATAGGTGATTTCGTCTATGGCTGTCATGGGATAAACCGGCAATTCGCCCGTGGGCGGCAGATTGATGGCACCCGGCGGATAATACTTGCCCTGGCTGGGCAAGCGCACATAGATTGCCGGCTGTCTAAAATACTGCTTGAGTGGGTTGTTTGACATGATTTTTTACCTCGGTAAATACTAATTATGGCCGATCAAATAGACCCCGAACAAATTCAACGTGCATCTGAAGCCCTGGAAAAGCTGATAAATGGTTTTGGCGATGGTTTTAACAAGTCCAAAACCCTTGATGAAAAAAGGAGAGACGCACAGGAACGATTTGGCAAAGATCTAGGAAAAGCGGCAGCTAATTTGGGCAGTAGCCTGTACAAGGGCGAAAAAGGCGTGGGCCAATTTGGCGATGCGGTTGAGATGGCAGCCAATGCCATACAGACCGCAATTCTGGCTATTCCAGGCATAGGAATCGCGGCTAAACTGGCCACATTGGCCATAGTTGCCTTTGCCAAAGGCATCAATGCAGCTGCCAAACAAGGCGATGCACTTTATAAAAGCTATCAAGATCTAAGCCGGGCCGGAGCCACAGCATCAGATGGTATCTCGGGTGTGTTCCGCAACATGCAGAATCTGGGCTACGGCATTGAAGAGCTGGACAAGATGGTGGCACTGGTCACACAAAATTCCGAAACTCTGGCCAAATTTAGTCTAACAGCCGCCGACGGTACCAATGCGTTTGCCCAAGGCATGGCACAGATACAACGCGACGGTGGTTTACGATTATTAGGAAAAACCACTGATGACATCAATTCAGCAGGCGCGGCCTTTATTAGGCAAAATGTCAAAGCAGGCATATCACAGACACAGGTCGGTAATCAATTAGGCGCTCAAACCAAGGCTTATATTTTAGAGTTAGATAGACTGCAAAGATTAACCGGTACTAGCGCCGACGCTTTGCAGAAACAGCAAGACGAAGCCATGGCCGAGGATGCGTATAACGATGTTATGAGTGAACTCAAACAACGTGCTCTTGCTGGTGACGAAGTGGCCAAAGAACAGATGAAAAAAATTGGTGCGGTAATGGCCAGTTTGAGTCCTGAGATGCAAAAAGAATTTCAAAAGAGCATAGGCGGCGATCTTAGTGCCCAGCAAAAATTGTTTATGCGTATGCCTACCTTGATGAAAAATGTCATGGACGAGAGTGTTAGTGTCGGCGAAACCATGGGATCTGCCAAAAAGGACATTGACAATTTTGTTACCACTTTTGGCAAAAGCTATAGAGTAAATGCAGAAGGAATGAAAGAAGTCGCCGGGGGCTTAGCCAGTGCCAGAGAAGAACAACTGCAATTTGCTAACTACGACGAACGAAACAAGGCTGCTGCTGCCGGAGCAAAAGTACAAGACACTGCAACCAAGGCCTTGACTGAAGCTCAAATTGCCAACATGAATACCAGAGATGCACTACAGAGTATGGTGCAATTGGGTGTAGCCCCAGCCACAGTGGCACTATCCAAAATGGCTCAAGCCGCTGGTGTGGCCACTGGTGCAGCTGCCGGTGCAACAGGAGCTCCGGGCGGTGGAGCAGCCACCGGGGGCGCAGGGCGCGGCCCTTCACTATTAGAACGCATTGGTGGTGCACTGGGCATGGGCGGCGCCAAGATGAGCGATCTGCGTGTCAAAAGTTCTGAGGCTTATGGTGGTGGTGAAACCAGTCAACAGTTGATGACTGTGGCCAAAACCATACAAGACAAATTGGGCGGAGATTTACGCTATTTTAGTGCATTCAATGACACTTACGAAAGAGGCGGCAACAGTCTGCACAGCAAAGGACGGGCTCTGGACTTTACTTTAACAGACCCATCAAAAGCAGCCGCAGTGGCCAGCATGATTGGCTCAATTCCGGGCATAAGCAAAGTCATTGACGAGTACGCCAACCCTAGTCGCAGTGCCACTGGCGGCCACATACATGCTGAAATCAGTGCTGCCAACGGTGCCGTACTGTCCGGACCCATGAGCGGGTATCGCCCCAATCTTACCATGCACGGCACAGAAGCCATAGTGCCGCTAAATTCTCCTGCTGCCCAATCTGCATTTGGTGGATCAGATTCCACTAATCTAATGAGTGCTCAGCTGGACAAACTGGATGAACTGGTCAGGGTCATGCAAAATCAAGTCAACGTATCAAACAAGATCTTGCAGGCTGCCAACTAATCCGCTAAATATAGCACTATGGCAGACACAGACAACAATCGCAAACGCGGATGGAAAAAGTATTTTCGAGTGGCCAACACCGGCGGACAACTCAGTCCTATTTCAGGACAAAATCAATTTGGCCTAGACGGCTATCCCAGACAAAGTGGTGCTGGCTACGAAAACGGCGGTACCGGCAACGACTTTGCGTTCCGCAACTATGCCAGCCGCTTGCCCGAAGTATATTCAGGACACCCCAACCGTATTGAACGTTACAATCAATACGAAAACATGGATTGCGATAGTGAAGTCAATGCCTGCCTGGACATCATTGCTGAATTTAGCACACAGAACAACGAACAAAACGAAACACCATTTGCAATAGAATTCGCAGACAAGCCCACTGATCACGAAGTGGAAATTATCAAGAAGCAACTGCAACAGTGGACCAAGCTCAACAAGCTGGACCAAAGAATGTTCAAGCTGTTTCGCAACACCATCAAGTACGGCGATCAGGTGTTTGTGCGTGATCCGGAAACCTTTGAAATGTACTGGGTAGACATGGTCAAAGTGGCCAGAGTCATAGTCAACGAAAGCGAAGGCAAGCGTCCCGAGCAGTATATTATCAGAGATATCAACCCCAACTTCCAAAACATGAGCGTGGCTCAAAAGACCACGCAGGACTACTATGTGAGTCGTGCCACCGGCAGCATTGGACAAAACAACTATACCGCACCCAACGGCGGAGGCTACGGCGGAGCAGGTGGTGCCGGGCAAGGTCGATTTACTCAGGCCATGAACGAAAGCTGTATTGATGCACGACATGTTGTGCATTTAGGTTTGAACGAAGGCCTTGATTACTTTTGGCCCTTTGGACAGAGTATCCTGGAAAACATATTCAAGGTCTACAAGCAAAAAGAACTGCTGGAAGACGCAGTATTGATCTACCGTGTGCAACGTGCTCCAGAGCGCAGAATATTCAAAATTGACGTGGGCAACATGCCCAGCCACATGGCCATGCAGTTTGTGGAACGTGTCAAAAACGAAATGCATCAACGACGTATTCCTACCATCACAGGTGGCGGCACCAACATGATGGATGCGTCTTACAATCCACTCAGCATCAACGAAGACTACTTTTTCCCACAAACCGCCGAAGGCCGTGGCAGCACTGTGGAAACCTTGCCCGGCGGACAAAATCTAGGCGAAATTGACGACTTAAAATACTTCAACAACAAAATGGCTCGCGGCTTGCGTGTGCCATCGAGCTACCTGCCCACTGGCCCCGACGATTCCAACTTGGCCATGAACGACGGACGAGTAGGTACCGCACTCATACAAGAATATCGCTTCAATCAGTACTGTGAACGCTTGCAACGCTGCATCATGCAGAAGTTGGATGACGAATTCAAGATGTTCCTGCGCTGGAGAGGCTTCAACATCGATGCTGGGTTGTTTAATATTACCCTGTGCCCACCACAGAACTTTGCCAGCTATCGCCAAAGCGAACTGGACACCAGCCGTATTGCCAGCTACATGCAACTGGAACAACTGCCCTACATGAGCAAACGCTTTATGATGGAACGTTTCTTGGGTCTCAGCAAGGAAGAGATTGTGGAAAACGAGCAGCTATGGCGCGAAGAACGCGACGAGCCCGAACTGGAAACCACACAAGGACAGGACCTGCGTGCCATTGGCGTCACACCTGCTGGCCTGGAAAGCGACATAGCCATGGGTCAAGAACTGGGCGGAGCCGAAATGGGCGCCGAAGCAGGATTCGCTCAAGGTGCAGCACCCGGTGGTGCAGTGGCCGGAGTCACTCCTGGTGCTGGAGCACCGGTTGCCTCACCTGGCGGAGTGCCTGGAGTCTAATAAATACTGTATGATTTTGAACGAACTATACCACCGCAGTCCTGAAGCCTATCAAGACGTTAGCCAAGACAACAGCCAGCCCCGGCTGGGCAACTTGCGCAAAACACGCCTGACTCTGCGCCAGCTCAGCAAGCTACGTCAAATGCAAGACGTTAGATCTTACGAGTATAAAGAAAAACTCAAAGACATACGCAAACAGTATGCACCTCCTGCAGCCCCGCCTGCACTGTAATATCTCTGTCATAAAACTGCCAGTTTTTCGCCTCAAATCTACTGTTATTACTTGTTAATAGTAAATATCTAACGAGCCATAACCTATGAAGGAGATAATATGACATCGAAATTCGAACAGTTGATAGAATTTGTTATCAATGATGAAGAGGCGAAAGCCAAAGAACTTTTCCACGATATCGTGGTAGAAAAGTCACGTGAAATCTACGAAAACCTCATGGACGAAAGTGCCGAGGAAGAGCTAGAAGAAGCCGAATCCACCGACGACGAAGACGAACAAGCTGAAAAAGCCGGCAAAAAAGTCACCAAGGACATCGAGTACGACGACAAAAAAGATCGTATGGACGAAGAAGAGATGGACGAGTCAATGCTGGGCGGCGATGCCAGTGACGACTTGATCGACGACGTCGAAGCTGAAGAACAAGGCATGGAAATGGCCGAAGCCGAAGGCGATGAAGGTTTAGAAGACCGTGTGGTTGACTTGGAAGACAAGCTGGACGAACTCATGGCCGAATTTGAATCGCTCATGGGCGACAACGGCGACTCAGTTGGTGACGAAATGGGCGGTGACGATCTAGAAATGGACGACACAGAAACAGCCGATTTTGACATGGACGACGGCGAAGAAGAAGAGTCTGACTCAGAAGAAATTGAAATGGGCATGATGGAAGCAGTTAGTCTTGCCAAAGTTGCTCCTGTCAAATCGGGCGACAACGGTGGCAACACCAAAAGCACAGTGCCACACAATTCTGGTGCCAAGGGCGCAGTAGCAAATCCTGTTAAAATGACCGGTGACACAGCCGAAGGTCGTCCTGCTCCAAAAACAGGTGAGTTAATTGGCAAAGTGCAAAACAGCGTTGGTGGCGACGTAAAAATGACGCCAGCTCCCAAGCCAGTTACAGCACAAGCCACGGGTACCAACACAAAAACTCCATTTCCCAAGGCATAACAGTTAGATATGGCTCGCTATCTAAGAGAACATCTAAGCTTCACTCAGGCAAGAGCAGAAATCTTGTCTGAGGAAGCCGCGGATGGATCCGGCAAGAATCTCTACCTCAAAGGCATCTGCATTGAGGGCGGAGTTCGCAATGCCAACGAACGAGTATATCCTGTTGACGAAATAGCCAAGGCAGTAGACACCATCAACGAACAGATCACCACAGGTCATTCAGTCCTGGGCGAAGTAGATCACCCCGAAGACTTGAAGATCAACTTAGATCGCGTAAGCCACATGATTGAAAAAATGTGGATGGATGGCCCTGCTGGATATGGAAAATTAAAGATACTACCCACACCCATGGGTGAGCTGGTCAAAACCATGCTTACAAGCGGTGTGAAATTAGGTGTTAGCAGTCGTGGCAGCGGCAACGTCAACGACGCCAACGGACATGTCAGTGACTTTGAAATTGTCACTGTAGATGTGGTTGCTCAACCCAGCGCCCCCAATGCATAC